TCCCGTCATCGTCAAATTGGGCTTCGTTTTCCATCCCATCCTCTGCCCACTCGATAAGAGTGTTTAGATTTTCGACTTCCTTCATGAGTGCCTGCTCATCAGCAACATTGTGTAGAGCATTGTCTTTGAGGAACTCAGGAGTTTCGCTAGTTTGCGTTTGCTGTGCCTGCTCTGCTTGAGCTTGCAGTTCAGCGTTTTCCGCAAGTAGTGCTTTCTTCTGAGCGGTAAGTCTGCCAAACCTTTTAACCGCAGATGCGTTCAGCGATTTCGCAAGTTCGCGACTTTCCTCTTCGGACAAACTGTCCAGATCGATGTTATATTTTGAAAGAACATTGTCTGAAGGTTGTGGGGGCGGCGATGAATCATCCTCCGTTTCCACGTCTTCAGCAGACTGTGTTTCCTCAGCGACTTCCGTAGGCTCCGCAGTTTCTTCAGCGGGTTCGTCCGTCTCTTCGGTGCTTGCTTCTGGTTCAGTATCTTTGGTTTGTTTGTTTCTCAGTAATTGATCTGCAAACTCTGCCATCGATACATTCCCATCCACTGGCGTTTTTGTGTTCACGGAATTTTCAGAGGACTCCGAGACAACCTCTTCGGTGATTGTTTCCATAGTATTCAAGGCTGTCGCCTAGTGTAGCACAATGTACATTATTGTCTTGACAATGACAACAAAAAAGCCCCCCGCGCTACCCCAAACGCGAAGGGCCAACTACACATATCACGATTATGACTGAACTAGAGTTTGTGAAAATTATCTAACTCCTCATCGATTGCCTCTAGTTTTCCCGTGATGTAAAAGTGTCTGTTTGTGTCTGCAATGATCTCTGGATTCTGCAACGCCCTGATAGTTTCTTCACGCATACTTTCACGCATTTCAATATATCGCTTGAAGTTAGGATCGTTTTTGATAGCGGACAACGCTCTGATCGTTTCCTCATGGTTCAGTTCGTGATTCGTTTTCAATGCTATCTCTTCTTACCTTTGTGCAGACCATGCCTTGCATGTTGCTTGCCCTTCTTAGTTGCCGCTCTTTTCTTTCTGTTTGCCGCCGCTAATTTTGCCCTGCCCGATTTTGTGCTTTTCAACCTCTTGATTGTCTTGGCGGGAGCATAAACCTCACCTGTTTCGGAAGACTTCTTGCCTGATGCGGTGCGCCACTTCTGCTTGGTCCATCGCTTGAGCGACTTCTGTGACTTTTTCAAAGCCATCAGTTTCGGTATCCTCCGCCCGCTTTTTTATAGGCAGACGCCAACATCTGGGCCTTGCGCGCCGACCACTGTCCAGGGCGTCCGCCCTTTGATCCCGCTTTTATTCTGTTGAACAATCGTTTGCGCATCGCTGGTTTCGTGTAATTGCCAGCCTCGTTTACGCGGGACTTGGTCTTTTTCTTTTTGGCAGGCATTACTTCTTCTTTTTCCTCCGCCTCTTCAAGGCCACAAAGTCGGACTTCGTGATTCTATTGCGAGGCTTTGCCGCCCCTGCGATTTTCTTCTGCTTGGATGTCAGTTTCTTCATTAGCAATTCCATGCGCGCCGACTCCAATAGTTGGCGCTTAGTTTTGAATTTTTACCTTTTATACCTCCCGATCTAGCGCAATAACTTTTCTTGCGAGCAGGATTATTTTTCTTAATGGAAAGATTTGCATCTCCAAAGCGTATAATTTTTTGCTTACCACCCTCGGACGCTCGCACTACGAATTTCTTCTTTCCGTAGGATGGTTCACCCTTGCGGATTCTTCTTGGTTTATTTACTGCCTTCGGTGCGCTCATCGGCATACAAATTATCAAAAGTTGTCTCCCAGTCAGTGTAACTGTCATGTTTTTCCGCAGAGTGAATATATTGACTGGGAACGAAATCTGGCGGTCCCTCACCAACTTGCCACAGTGCGGGATTGCTTACCCTGACCCGATTGTTGGGAAGGGCAATGATCTGTCCCTTCCACGGACCATCGGTCAACTCAAGGACATGGCTCTGCTTGTGCTGTGCAGGATCATCGGCAATTGGATTACCCGTGTAGTCCACGGTAAACATGTAGTGCGCATTGTAAAATTTGCCCGCAAGTTTACAGGACCAGGGGCTTGAACTGACCCGATCCAATACGGTGACGGCAAAGTTTCGACTTGAGCAATCCCACGGTTGGGCAATATGGGCAGGACACTTGTCGGGCCACTCTTCCAGTGGTGTGTCTGCTATCAAGGCGGTGATTGGCATCCTTGCCCACATCGCCCCTCCATGAGGGTTAGGGTCTTCCTCGTCAATCCCGGTGAAAACCACCTGAAAGCTGAGTGAACGGTCAGGTATTGCGCAAACCGCAATTGCCATTGCATGAAGATATTCACCCTCATACTGCAAGTGGTTGTGCGTGAATTCCCTACGGACCCAGCACTTGAAGTGCGGGATGTTTTCGAGGAGGAAGCTCACTAGCGGCGACGCTTGCGGGCACCGCCCTTACTCATTGTTTTGGATCTTTTTCGGCCTGGCATGTCGCCTCCTTGTTGTTGGTTGGTCGATAGATCGTTTGACCGATCTTTGTGAAAATCTTCATGCCGCTTCCGTCTGTGAGGTTTGCCCAAATTGCGTGGGTTGCGCTCCCAGTCTGCCAATCTCTGCATTGGCTTTCTGCTGAATTGCGAAATTTCTCTGTTGCATGTAATTCTGTATGCGATCCTGCAATGCCTGATCCTGTTGTGCCTTTTGCTGAATATCGGGCTGTGCCAGCCATTGCTGAAACACTTGCATCTTCAGTTCGTGCGCATCCTGTGGTCTGACGTTTGGCGGAACTCCCGCAACCAATTCAGCTATTGTCTGCCTTTCCTCTTCAACCGCCTTTTGGGATGCAGTCTCCTTCGGTATGATTATTTTCTCCGATGCACCTGGCATGATCTGCCCCACCGCAAGCTGTAAAAGTTTTTCAGTGTCAAGCGTGCCCGATCGGTCAAGCGCGGGCGCAAGCTCGGCAATCGCCTTCACCCGTTCAAGCATTTGCTGCGGATCTTGCGTTGCCACGTCGAACTGGAGGTAAAAGTCAAATCTTTCGCCCGCCCTGCCCTTGCTGAACTTCTGTATGTCCTGCATACCCGTGACGCGGAAAAACTCCGCATCGGGACCATACTGCTGATACAGTGTCCACACTTGATCAAAGACGTATTTGAGATGCGTGAACACCTTGTTGATGATTGCCTGTTGTTTGTTTTGCGATTCCACTTGGTCAACTCCTGGAGCGAAGTTGCCAAAATACTTGTCGAACATTTCCTGAATGTATCTGCGGACTTCTATGTTACCGCCATCAAATGGAGGTGTGTTCGACCAACGAATCTCACCGGGTGTGCGATAAGGTATGCGAACCCCCGGTCCGTACTTTGTTGGAGGACGTCCAAGTGGATGTTCCAAAGGTGGCAAAGTTGCCAATGACTGACGATCAATCAATGCATCGGTTTCAATCTTCATCACCTGTTGCAACGGTTCTCCGATTTCGGGTATTGAACGCGAAGAGTAAAGTCTTTTGTTGGTTTGCTCGTACTTCGTTATGACGAACGGATACTTGCCGTGAGCATAGTCCAGTAACTCATGCTTGGCGTAAAGGTCCGGAACGTCAGGATGCAGTATTGTGCAGTAAATCCCAGGCACGTCGTCCTCATCGAGCAATCTTTGATAGCAATACAATATTCTGATTGTCTCATCATCATCTCGAATGACCTCATCCATTTGGCGAACGTTGTACAAGGTGTCGTCCCTTTGCGTGTATTGTGCCAATTCCATCGCCTTTTCCACAAATTCCTCGTCCCATCCCTCGGATGAAATCTTGGCCCGCAACTGTTCGGGAGTCATGTGCAACACGTGAAAAACATAAGGAGCTTCCTGCGGATCAATTGTGTAGTTCGGCCAGAACACGTCCTCATCGGGTGCAAGCGCCTTGATGCGCGGTCTGTTGATGACTTGGCGGGTGACGGGTATGGTTGTTGTCCCCTCCTTGCGCAACTCCCGAAGCATCCCCTTGGCTTTGGCTTTGGACACCTTGAACTGATCCTTCATGGCGGATGACAATTCCTCATCCATGCTACCGTCCTGAATTGCCTGTGCTATCTGCGGAAGAGCCTGCGCTATCTCATCCAATCGGATGGTCTGCTGTTGTTTCAGTTCCTGCGAGTCGTACCACACGTAGTGACACATCAGACCCTTCTCGAAAAAGTGATTCAGTCCCAGTTCCAACTGATCGTAAAATTCCTCCATCTTGGTGTTGATCATCCAACGCAGGAACATGGATATGACGTTCGAACGCTCAATGTCCTCGGATTCAACGGGTGTGGCCACTATGTGCGCCTGTCTGGCCGCATTCATGACCATTGCCACACACTTGTTGATCTGATTGTCGCACATGCGGATCATTTGGTCAGATGCCCCGTCCCAGGGAAACACCTCTCCCGTGGAACTTTGGCTCGAATGCTTCTTGAAATCATCCGACTGTCCTGACCACATGCAGTTCCTCACGTCATAGTCCCGCTGTCTGCGGTCCAACCACTCACCCAGGTCAGCTTGCGTGCGACGATAAGTCTCTGCCAAATAATTTATGTCAGGCTCTTTGCTGACATAAAGTAACTCAGGATCGGCGGCAGACTGCATGTGCGTAGCATAAAGTAGTCTTTTGTATCGTGTTTGGCAAGATTAATATCCTCCTCCACCAGTACACATCATACTGTTGTGACTGATGTAATCCGCTCCGCTGATGATCAGATAGCGCAAACAGTCAATCTGATCCTTCCAGTGTTCCTGCCTGGAACTGCCCGTATATTCCAACATCGAGCAAATCAGATTCTCACACCTGTCGGACACAAATAGTTTCGGTCTGTTCTTTTCCGTCATCGGCTCGGTGTCGTCCCACGCAAGCGCATTGTTGATCTTCGCTATACCCGCCTCAACCTCCACGCCCGGAGCGGGTCGCATGACAAAGTCAAGATTCGACATCGTGTTGATTATGTTGCTCTCTCCCTCCTTCTCCCTGACCGTGGCGGCTCCCATGCGAGGGTCAACGATTCGCTCGAATATCTCCTCTCCCTCCTCCAGTGCCTCGAAGTGATCGCGGTAATCCACGTATCCCCAACCGAGCGGTCTTTGTGCGGGACCGGGCTTTCCCACGCTCTTGCCCACCGCATTGACGTGCGGCAATGCCCATTGACCCATGGACGAATCAGGGAACTCGCGATAAACGTAGATTGATCCGTCCTGCGTAACTCCCGCCCATATCGCCACCCACGGTTTGCTGCCACCTGGATCGCATACGAAATAGCGGGTGGCACGCTCAGTGGGGTCAGCGATGAAGGGGATTCGTTCATGGGGGATGACGTTTGTGTCTCTGTTGAACTTAGGGAATCTCCCCTCCATCGCCTTGCTTGGGATGCCGTATAGGCGGGCAAGTCTTATCTCCTGCGGTTGCTTGGAGTAGGTGCGGATGAGTTCATTGTAATCAACGAACGGGGACATCTCGGACCAAAAATAATAAATTCTACAGTCAGGCCAATTGGTGGACACCTGTTCAATCGGCAACTCGCGACCCATCAATTCGCTGTATCTCGTCTCCACCGTCTCGGCACCCTTCAGCAGACTGTTGATCAATGGGGTCCAGCCCTGCAAGGTAGTGAAGGTCAACAAAACCCGCCCGTGGTAATCAACCGTCCTGCCTCCAACCAAGGTGGAAAATATCTCTTCTGGTGCCTCCTCATCCATGTGAATGCAATGGGCCGACCATCCCTCGAATATCTGAGGGTCCGCCTGATACTGCCGATAGTTGTTGAAGGATATGGTGCTTCCCCGCTCGGCGCCCGGCACGGTTGGCGGTAGGATCGCCTTGGCTGAGTTGAATCCATTCTTCTGGGTATATTGCAGGGAATGATTCTCGCTCTTCTTCCTTGCCCGCTTGTACCTCATTGGAAGCGCCTCCCACACGTACCTCTGAGCATCAGCAATACTGCGCTCCTCCGATACGTGCAAGGAACGAATCTCCGCTTCGGGTATGGTCTGCGCCATATGCACAAGCAGACGGGATGCGA